ATTGGAACCTACAATCAATGTTAATTGTGACATGCTTAAATCTATCTCTATTGGCATGTTACCACTAGATAAGAAATTTTTATATGATATTCTTTTAAATAGTATCATCTTGTTTTCCTAAAATACCATCTCCATACAGCCGACCTTGTCATTGAAACAAGGGTAAATATTAAAGCAATCTGAAAATTCTCAAATATGGTAGCCTCTAAACCAAATAATGGAAATATTAATATCTGTATTGATACAGCAAGGAAAAATCCACTACCAACATCTAATATGCTTTCTATAATATCTCTTTTAATCATCTGCCATTGGACAAAAAGGTAATGGTTCCAACTCCTCTTGCATTTTCTCTGATACACTTGGTTCTACTTTATCTTTAATCTTAAATTTTTCAGCGTAATCAGCTAAAGCTTGTTCTTCTTTTAATTCTTCAAGTGTATATTCTGGCCATTGTTTTGCCATCTCCTTTAAATTGTCTTCTTTTGCTTTTCTTTCGTCACGCTGTCTAAAGGATTCTTTCATAGACTCATCCAATTCCTTTTGTTCCTTATCAGCTGCTTCTTTAAAATCCATTGGAGTAATATTAGTAAGTTTATTCTCTTCCAATATTTTAACTACTTCTTTTTTCTTCACTATTCACCATATCCATCCATTGCTCTTGGATGAAATGCCTCTTTCTTTTGTTCATCTGACAATTCTTCATACTTCGTTTTTCTTTTCTGATATTCTTCCTCTGTTAAAGAATGCCACCCAATACAAAGCTTTGTTGGTGACCTACCACATTGGCATACTGACATTATTCACTCGCTTCCATATACAGTTCTTTAGCAAACTGTTTTAATTTTTGTTTATCTAATTTAATATCTGCTTGGTCAATATAATTACCTAAAAATGTAAGAGTATCTTCACCTTGTTCCAATAGATTTTCTGGTACTGAAGCGCCTATATCTGTAGGGTCTTCTATTACATCTATTGCATGAACATTAATATGATTATAAAGTCTATCCATAAGTCTTTCAAACATATCTGTATCTGTCTTATCTGATATAAAGATTTTTAAAAATGTACGGTTAAACTCTTTAATATCTAAATCATCATAATTTGTTTTTTTGTCATTATAAAGTATCTTCTTAAACATTCTATTAGGATTTTCTACCCTTGATAGTTCTCTTGTCGCTGTGTCAAAAATGTGAAAGCCTTTTGGACACATATAATCTGACCAAGTCATTTCATATTGTGTACCAAGATAGTAAATATGGCCATCATCTGATTTTTTATGAAAGTGACCAGACATAACCTTTTCAAATCTTTTAAACATGGCCTTTTCTAAACCTTGTTCATTCATATGTCCATTATGCATTTCAAAACCACTTATCTCTAAATGCCCCATAGCAATTGAAGCTGTGGAGTTGTCAATAGTTCTTATGGTTTCAGCATAGTTATCATCACATATCCAAGGTATGAATAATATCTTTAAACCATCAAGTTCAACATCTGTTGAGTGTGTATATACTATAGAGTTGTCTGATATGTTTAAATTTTGGAGGGCGTTAACTTCGTTTGTATTCTTATAATAAGTATCATGGTTACCAATAATAATATGAGTTTCAATACCCATATCATCTAGTCTATCCCAAAATACCTTTTTAAAATTATGGGCGGTGTTGTGATTAATAAATTTTCTTCTATCAACCACATCACCTAGGTGTACTAAACACTTGATGTTATTTTGTTGTAAATAAGGGAAAAATTGTTCATTATAAAATTTGTTCTGAAATTCAATAAAAGCGGGGTTGTCATTTCTGCAACCAAAATGTGTGTCGTTTAATAATGCTATCTTCATCTTATAAAATAATCCCTAATCACACTCTCCATATGATGATACAGCCAAACAAAAAAAGAAAGGCAGGCCCCTAGTATAATTCCTAAAATTAAAACTATATTCCTTTTCACTTTTTCTTCTTGGTTTTTTTAACTACTTTCTTTTTTACTGGTTCTTCCACAATCATATTCTTTTTAAGAAATTCTGTGAATTGATTTTTAAACTCTCTGTCTTCTCCTGGTTGTAATGTCAGGTCATCATAATTTGATTCTTGAATCATTCTTTGTTTAATGATTACTTGTTTCTTTTCTTTTTGAATTCGTCTTACAAATGCATAATATATTATTTGTGTAAAATAAGCAAACGGATTGTTTGATTTATCTGGATTAAAATTATCCAAGTATGTCAAACAGTTCTCAATACCATCACTAATCATATCATCACGATAGGTATAATTAATAAAATTAGGCCTATATGATAGGTGGTTTGCTATCTTTAAAAAACATTCTCCGATATAATCGGGAACTTTTGGTTTCTTTACGCTATTATTTTCTTTTGTCCACTTTGATTTAACAACAAGACCTTTATATTCAACCATTGCGGCCAAAAATTCTTTATTGTTAACATAGTGTTCTGATTTCTTTTTTGTGATTGCCATAATATCCTCAATTTGGTTATATAATACTCTATTTGAACTAAAAAGTCAATGCTGATTTGTTTTTAATCCACGCTTGACAATTCTTTTTTTATGCGTATAATAAGGGGTGTTGCCCTTTGAGAAGGACACCAGCTACCTAATGAATTGTAGGAGGTTTTCCGCCATAAGGCGAAGGCATGTCCTCAACATCATCAAATTCCTCAAAGATTTCATTTAGTTTTTTGTTTTCTGCAAGACTCATTGTTTTCCTGTGGTAACCTTCATCCTTTTTAGGTTTATCTAAAGTATCATAACTCTTACATATATTGTTATAATTACCACTCATCTCACCAGAAGCATTTGTTATGGTCATAATTTTATCTTTTGGAATAGTAACAACTCGGTCAGCTGTATAATTGGTCCAACGAATCAATGCAATATAATCCCTAAATCCCATTGGTGTGATTTGAGGAATATATTTAATTTGTAGTGGTTTGTCTAACCTTAATAATGGTGCATTTTCTGGAAGTTGTTTCTCCCCAGCTGGCAAGACGCAAACTATGTCGTCACCATTAACTAGTTTAATTATTTTAACCTGTGGTTGTTTTTGCATTGTTTAACTCTATGTTATGTATTTCATATTCAAAGTCTTCTTCACCATATATATTTATTCTTTCCCTAAAGTGAGATAAGGTATAATTTTCTTTTTTATTATATGTTAAATCATCAGCAATATCATATAAGGTTGCATGTGAATTGTTATCTTTTAATCTTAATCCTCTTCCAATAGATTGTAAGTTTCTTATCCTAGACTTGCTAGGGCTAGCAAAGATAATGTTATGCAAGTTCCGAATATTAATGCCTGTACTGAAAGTCCCATAACTTGCAACGATAATAGCATTATCAGTTTTCTCTGTAAGTTCCCTAATCTTTTCTCGCTCATCTGTATCCACTCCACCGTGGACATAAAATACCTGTTTGTCAACAGCCTTTGTTTTAATTGATTCATATAATTCCTTTCCATGTTTTTCAACATATTGAAATAAACATAATGTATTGCCTTGTAAACCTGAAGCCAAGTTCCGGATATATTTATTCCTCTTATCGGACTGAACAATATAATCCATCTCTTCCTGATAGTTCATACCGTGTACATGTTTACACTCAATAGAACCATGTTTTAAAATCAAACAAAATATTTTTAAGTCGGCAAGTTGTTTCTTTTCTTGTAGTTCTACTGTAGATACAACCTTATTTACTGTACCAAACAGACCTTCTAAAACAAGTTTATGTGTTTTAGTACCATCTAAAGTACCAGTTAAACCAATCTTATATGGACAGTTTTCCAACTTTGTTAATATCTTTGTTAATGAAACAGCTTTAAATAGGTGTGCTTCATCACCTAATATCATGCCCACATCTTTAAAATATTTTTTAGGCATATTATAAATTGATTGCCAAGTTGATATAACCACAGGTTTATTAGTTTCTTTATCGTGACCTTGGTATATTCTATGTACATTTCTTTCAGGCGACCAACCATAATCTTTAAAATCTTTAAACAATTGTTCCACCAAAGAAGTGGTTGGAACAATAATTAAAATTTTCTTATTCTGTTCTTTTAACCGAAGTATATTAAACCTCACTAACAAATATGATATTAAAGACTTACCTGAAGCTGTTGGCGACAACAATAAACATCTATTTTTTTTAACACAATGTATAAAGGCTTCTTTTTGATAATCTCTAACCTCCAAAGGTATCTTTAATGCTTTAATAAATTCGTCAACTTTAGATTCATCAACTTTAGTGTCTTGTAATTTTGAATTGTTAACAACATGTATATTATTATCTTCACACCATTGTAATATATAAGGATAAAGACCAACATATATTTGACCAGTTTGGTAAGAGAATAATCTTA